GTAAACACTCAGAGAAGTTATTTGCGCTAGTATTGTACTAGCACCAAGTTATTTATTTGGTTCAAGAAATAACTAAAACTCATATCTGTGACTAACAGACCACACTATTATACATTGAAGACAGGGAGGTCCTTCTTTATTAACCAATTCCCATTGGTAATAATCGAGTTCACCTGAATTCTCATATAAAGTGTTACTCTTTATCCACGGATAGGGTAGTTACAAGTTTCCCTGTGATTGCTTCCCCTGAGACGAAAATCTCAAGTTGTGGATCATAAGTCACGAAACCAGTTCTATAAGTCTGGTCCGGACCGATTTCCACGGGAGCAAGAGCATCAGCTAACTTGTAAGCACTCCTAAATGTTGCTAGTCTCTTTATAGAGAGTTCATAATCTACCTTTGGAGATACTTCAAAGGCAGATATGATAGGCAGAGGGTCTTCAATGATATTAACCTGAGATTGGACATAGCTCATCGCTAGTTCAATATCTTGGGTTAAGAAAGAAGGACCTTTTGTAGGTACAACGCCTACAACAAGAGGTGCAGATAGATTAGGAATTTTCACTCCATCTATCTCACTGTGGCTCCGATAGGAAACCACTCCTTCATTGAATAAACTCCTTACCAGATCTTTGATATCCGCCGCAGGGCGGAAGAAGAAATCAAAGACACCAGTGAATAATAGAGACCAAACATACAGTACTCACTCTAACCAGTATTTTGCAGGAGCAAAATACATAATTAGAGATGCATGTATTTCGGTAACTAGCCTACCTACCGTTCCTACTGAGGAACTAACTAAACTTTTTAGCTTTTCTTTCTTCTCCAAAAAGGAAAAGAGAGGAATCGCATGAAGCAAGGTAGTTCCCGATAAAGACTTCGATTCTAAAAGGAGTGATCAGAGTGATTCTCTCGAAAGAGATACACTCGTCACATTCCCGAGAACCGAAGTTGGACCGGCAAGAGCAGCTAACAACCGAAGATGAGATTCTGGCTTAAAGGCGAACAGTTTAATCGACTGTGAACCTAAAGTCATAATCTTATCCTGAAGATTGGGGAAAATCATACCCTTTGATATAGCATCTGCAAGAGCCGAAGGAATATAGTACGAAGCTGATAAGGCTCGTAATATAGACTTCGGACCAAGAGGGCTAAAGTCAGCTCGTTTGGAGATTAGTCTCTTAGCAAATTCCATAGTGTCTTCGGACACTAAAGATTTTGCTTGAGAAATACCAATCCCCAGGCTGCTGCATAAACCTTGGTAGGCTTCCGCAACAACCCGATCTGCTATTACTATATCATCTCCTAAAATACAATAATCAGAAAATCAGAATCTCAAAGTTCTGAGTGCTGATATTTGTACTAGGAAATGGTGAGTTAAAGCCATCACTGGCCAGGATGATGAAGCCCCCATCGGTTGTCCAACTGCATACCGTAATGAGGTTCGCTCATTACCAGAACCAACAAATCACTCACGATCTGTTAAGATTGTGATTCAATGTTCAGCAAAAGTGGGACCGAGTAAACTCGAAATCACTTGCTTTTGAAGAGACACAGGTATCCGATCCGTCGCCGATGTTAAATCGAACGAATAGAAAGGACCAGAACATTTGTCAAGTAAAGCCTTTGCAGGCTTCAATTGATCGAATGTTCCGTCTTGCGGGATCTGTTTCAATATATCATTTAAATATATATGAACGGGTTTCAGCAGTACCTGCGTAAAAAAGTCAGCAATCGCAAAGATTCTAACCTTTCCAGCAGCCTCGTTCTTCTTAGCCAACCTTCCAATACTAAGGAATTCACCTTTCATTTTCTTCAAAATGAGAAGGGGAAGTCCAAAGGGAAGAGCAACAAGGAAGTATAGTAGAACCTTATAGTATTTACGATCCAAGATTAATCAAATCATGGAGCGAAGTACTCGAAGGTTCCCAAAGAGGGCTCATGAGTCTATGACCGATCCGAGACAACTTGGTCTCAAATTCGGCCCTGACGACATGTTTACGTCAAGTTTAACATCAATCATGAGTTCATGTGGTACTACAAACTTCTCCTTAAGGTTCGCGCACACCAGTGATATTTCCCATTCGGGTAATTCATCCGATAACCCTGAAAATGGTAGTATTATGCTACTATAATCAGGATTCGTTTTGAATTTAATTACACGATACACTGCGAAGATTGATAAGACTGCCTTTGAGACAGCCATATCTTCTCTTACCAGTTTACGTAACGAAATTGGAATTATCGACGGTAGACCGCGATCAGTTTGGATAGAGGGAGTAGACCCACTAACTGGACATGGGGATGAGTCTTTAGCGATAAACTTCATAAGGACAATAGAACATTGTTTCAAGTATAGAACAAGAAACTTAGAACCATTGGTATTCCATAATCTGAGAATCTTAGTTCCCAATCTCATATACAGTTTGTGGTGCACTTGGTCTGGTAATAGTCACAGACAGGCCTTCAGTCAGTGGTTGAAATCTCCTTTCTTAAGGAAGATTTCCCTGCTGACCTCCGGTCTGGTCTTCGAAAATAATAGAGATGTACCTACTGTATTAACATTTATTAATGCGGTAATTAAATCTAGATTGTTTAAGCGACCCATTGCGTGTAGTTGTCAACCGCCGCGGGGTGCAAGCCCTGACGGAAAGGATGGGTACGAATCATCCGTACAGCACAAAGGGAAGGATAGGATTTACCTACCATTGTCCTCTTGATAGGTATCATTAATCTGTTGACTAATGACCTATATATCTCTTAATGATGAAATATAGAAGAGGGGGTCCGGACAATTTCGGACTTCCCCGATCAGAGAGTTTAAGAAACTCCCATGACCAGGTTGGTCACAAAACCTAGGATAGATTCCGCTGACTAACACACAGTTAAGCGTGGTAGGGGCAGTACC